TCCTTCCGTGTTCTCTCAATCTCTTCCTCCGTAGGCTCTCGACTGAACTTAAAAGAGATAAGAGCCTCTTCTAAACCGTCATCTACCATACGCTTTGCCCGACTCAAATCTTGAGTCACGTCATACCTCCTCTAAATGTAATACTGGAATACCTGCCGATTTCGTTGTTTTGACGTACCGGAACTTCGTCTTGGCCGGTATGATAACTTCTTTCTCCGGCATTTCTGAGAGCTTGTCCACACTCACCCCACTCTTGCTCTTGATTCTCAAGTAGACTCCGGTGCCGCCCTTCTGGCCACGATAGGCCGTCGCGAACTTCTCTGCTATTTTCTGATCCCGAGTCGTGGACAGAAATCCTTTATCTTCCATCCCCTTATTGGTTACAACGGAGGCAACAAATCGATCGCGATCCGCTGCGTTGTTGAAGTGCATTCCTCGATGGACGACCCCTTCGTATTTGGGGGCATCTCTTAATGCTTCAGTCATAGTATCAATCTGCCGCTCCATAAGACTACTACAACCTTTGCCCTCATTCTGACAGCGACGCATAGCTGCATAGTTCACTCCCACGTATTGACTGATAGCGTCTACTTTATTAGCGTGCTTCGGGTCCGTGAGCATCTTGCGTTCCCAAGCCTTTTGTTCTTCTGCGTAACTACCTTTTCCCTGCCCCCCCTTTTTTGTTACGCCACCGCCGCCAGATCCTTCAAGTGGACATGTAGGATCAACACCCCCTCCCTCCCCAGTCGGGCAGTAGACATTAGCTTGAAAAGGGCTCTTGGACTTGCCAACCTCCTCTGTCTCTTTCTCTTCAGCCGGTTGCTGGGGTTTCTGCCCCTGCTCCTGGAACTGTGGTGGTAAGGCTTTCGCTTTTGCTTCCGTCTCCACTTTCTTCTGCTCCGCTTTCTTTGCGTCCAGTTCCTCGAACCCCTTGGCTAGAAGTGCTCGTGCCTGACCTTCAGAGAGTTTGAACAGGAGCATGATCGACTGGACCATTTGCTCCTCCGTCATTATACCCTCTGAACGCGCCTTGAAGAGTTCGATCATTCCCGTAATTCCCCCTACCATCCCGAGGAGCGGGCTACCCGTGTCCGCTGCTTCCTCGGCCGGCTGCTGGGCTTCTTCCGCAGTCGATTCCAACATCTGAATAGCTTCTTCCTCGGTCATCCCGAGGATTCGACTGAAGAAGTCAACCGGAGTGACTAGCGATTCGACCCCACCACCAACATACTGGGCGAGAGCAGCAGTACGCCCCTGCGCGATCTGCGTCTTCTCCAGGTCGGACAGGGACTCCATATCGGGCCANTCGACCGTGTACTCCTCGGGTTCGGGCAGTACACCCAATATGATAAGGCGGTCCACGAAGGGGACGACGATACGCGGGGTGATATAGCCGTTCTGCCGATCCCGGAGACGATCGTTCCAACTGCCTTCGTCCTGGCTGCTAGCCAGCTCGCCCCGCTCGGACCCCATGAAGATACGTTGGGGTATTCCTAGCTGGATACAGATAGCCTGTATCTGGGCGTCGATCTGCTCCATGGGGCTAACCACGGTCGGGGTGAGCATCTTAGCCGTGACACCCTCTAGGTTCAGGTATCGCTGGAGTCGGTTCATGTACTGCTCCAGATGATCCTTGATGTCGCTCGTGCTCGGAGCCTGGAAATTGGGGAGCGTTTCAATCGACATCCCAGGAAACGCACCATACCAATACATCTCTGCACTTCCCCCATAGAGCTTACGCAAGTCGAGCAAGCGGTTCAGCACGGGACGCATCGCGGAACGCCAAAGACCTCGCTGGAACCGCAGTTGTCGGCCACGTGGATTACCCTAGTCCAATGGACTCGCTTCGTCGCCATTGGCAGTCCTAATCCGCCTCTACCCGACTCGTTCGGATCGGTCAAAGTCAGGTTGTACATCACGGGTAGCCCGTAGCGTGGGCTTGTAGGGTTCGACTCGAAGAGAGCAACACTAGCCAGTAACTCGTCAAAAACGCGGAGATAGACAAGCCTGCGAGCACTAGATCCCGCATTTGTCGTCAGCCGATAGACATTCCCCGTCCATCGGCCATAGGGGGTAACTACCCTAGCCTCCTCCCCGCTGCCTTCCGTCCCGGCCGGGTAGGTATTCTCCTCCTCGATTCCTTCAGCCGGTTCGTTCAACTCCTTACCGTCGTCAGTTCCGAGGAGCAGCACCCCATAGCTCCCGACCCCTGATAGGATATCGATCCGCCGGAGATACTCCCAGACCGGGTTCCCCTCCTCCCCCCGATACCAACTGGTCCCGCGTAGGCTCTGGGCCACCGCGTCCCACGCCTCTTCAAAGGGCGTCACTGTATCCACGCCCTCATCTTCGTAGACCGTGGGGTTGACACACCATGACTCCATCGGCAGGACCTGGACCACGCGGGCGGCCACGGGCTCCCGGTCGTACAGCTCCTTGTACTCAGTCTCGACACCGATCGAAGCCGTTTCGGGATACCCGCACTCGTCATTGTAGTTGCGACGAGGGTCAGAGAGGGCCTTGGCCAGCAAGGCACGCGAGAAGTTCGTGTTCAGGATCATCCGGAGCAGCTCTGTCTGCCCGTCGCCGTTGCTTCCCTGGTTACGGGTGAACCGCCCTTGTCGGTCGCGAGTAGGGGTATTTACCATGGGTATCTCCTGATCTACTTTCTCACTCCAGCAATCCGTCTGAACGGCTTGTAACTGATCGCATAGACCGCCAGGACTAGAGCGTCGGCTTCATCGGGCGAACACCCTAGTAGCTCGACCAGGCTCTTCGTCCCCGATGCCCTCTGGCCTGGTCTCAGGTTCTTAGGCAGCAGGTACAGTCGTCCTTCCCCGTCGTAGGTCAAGGGCAGGGTCGCGAGCTGCCTGCGGAGCGACGAGCCTCCGTCCGTCGCCCGGGGCTGGCCCGTCAGCTCCGCAGGCAGGGCGAACCCGTCGCCATTCGGGTCCAGCCGCTCGCGTAATATGCCGTACATCTCAGCTCTGCGATTCACGTAGGTATACCGCCTCTCAGCGTCCAGCCCCCTCACAGCAAGGGGAGATACACCTATACGAATCTCCGGTGTCGCGCCTTCTCCGAAAGCTACCCCCTGTACATTGTACCCTTGCCTACGCAGTCTGTCGACGTGCTCCTTGCCCCCGCCGCCAAGATCGAAATATATCATGCCTGGCTCTACCCCCCATCGTTGAGCCAGAGCGATCGTTTCGCCAGTAATCACACTCGTATCAGGGGTACGCTTACTTACCAGATCAAGAAGCCCCCGATCGTCAACAACCGCCCAGGCCGTGTTGTCTCCTCCCTGCGCACTGTCAACCCCCATTGCCTTGCCCCGGCTCCGAGGGCCTAGCTCACGGGCCAGCTTCTCGGCTGCGTTGAGCCACTGAGGAGGGTAGAGCAGCACCTCCGCTCCTTCGTAGAACTCCCCGTCTAAGCCTACACATCTCTGCACCGGGTCCCAGGTCGCCAGGTTCTCCTGGTACTCGCCCCAGGTCTTCAGGCCAGGGAGCACAACCGTACCGCTAGGGGGTTGACCCCTAGCCATCTCGCTTCGGGCCAACTGAACGTTCGGGCTGTCTTCTGCACACATGCGTATTACCCGTCTGAAGTACCCACCGCTACCGTTCGGGTGCAGCCGGTCTCCGCCTGGGTCGCCTGTAGAGGGATCGCCCTTGACCCCCCGCCAGAAAAAGTTCTTACACTCCCAGGGGTTGCCAAAGATCAGCATCCGTTGCGTCCAGGTCTGTGCCATCTTGAAGTAGTCGTCCGGAACCGAGCTGGATTCGTCTGACACGAACAGGGTATGGGGTAGCCCGTCATCGGCTGCTACATGGTGCCCCTGCATCGCAGCGATCCGGTCGGGGCTCGCAACCATCCCCTTGATATAGCTGATCGGGCACTGCTCTCCGCGGTAAATGACCCGTATCTCCCGCTGGTTGACAACAAGAGGCCCGCCCTCCGAGTGCCGGAGCGGGTACTGGCACTCCTGGATGAATCG